TATAACACTATGAGGAGGGAAAATCGGTTCCAGAAAAAACTGGACGAGCAGAAAAAACTGGACGAGCAGAAAAAACTGGACGAGCAGAAAAAACTGGACGAGCAGAAAAAACTGGACGAGCAGAAAAAACTGGACTAACGCATTTTTTGCTTGACAATTTCATTTATTTGGTATAGTGTAATAGTCAGATTAGTTCATTAATAAACCAAACCAAACAAAGCAGGAGAGAAAAAATGGCTATTAAAAAAGTATATGCTGAAGTTATCGCATTCTTGGAATCCAATTCCGCAAAAGCAGTAAAAACGATTCTGGATGACGTTAAAGCTATGTGTACAGCTAAACGCCGGTCTGGTGGTGATAACACGATCTATGACGTTAAGAAAAAACTGGTCGCGATCAAAGATTCTTATTTTGGCCTGTGGATGCCTCTGGTAGGGGATGAGGCGGTTGAATTCGGATCAAAAGCCGGATCGCCTACCGGCCTGTCTCCAATGTGTAAGGAAGCAGCTAAACACTGGTCAAAACAGCTGGCAAAACGGAATAAAGATCGGCTGGGGATGGTGACTGACATCAAAAACGGCAAGCTGAAACCTGAGGATATTGAAAAACGGGAAGCTGAAATCGAAGCAGAATTTCAGAAGGTTGCCGAAACAGAACTGGGGTTTGACACTAAGGAAGAAATTATTGAGTATCTGACTGATTCTGGCGTGAAGCTGGCCTAATCTGGTTAATCCCAATGCATGTTCCCTGTGCATTGGGATTTTTTTTGTTCTTAAAATTACAGTTATTCAGTATTTTAGATTTTAAACTACTATGAAAAAAAGACAATTGATTGGGCTGGTTGCTTTAGATAAGATACTGCATCTAGTCAAAAAACGCATTCCGATAGCCACTGCTGTTCGTGTGGTTGGGATTGATCAGGAAATGCACTCAAGAACAGCCTACAACATTGTCAAGGCTGATCTTGCTGGTAAGCACAGGATAACCAGACCAGAATGGCTGAAACCCGAACCGGCTATTCAGACTTCACCTGATGGATATTTTTTAACAAACGGATTTGCGGCAAACAGTCATTGGAGAACATATGAAAACTGAAAACGAAAAAATAAAATGCAGTTTTTGTGGAACTGAAGAAGGAAAAGTAGCATTGATACTGGCAATAAATAAAGGTGCTGCTATATGCAATGTTTGTATTGTTGAAGCTGTTTCCGAGATGAATAAACATCTTTCTGAGATAACGAAAAAACACGCTGTATTACTTTATACGTATAAGAACAAAACCTAACAGCCAAACTAAAATGAAAACAGTAAAACCATTTGTCGATTTGGGGTTTTACGTTGTCCCGTTGGCTGGTGAGATACGGAGAACTAAAGAGGGTAAAAAAACTGGGTATAAGTTTGTTGGTGCTTGGAAAGAGCTGTACCTGGAAAATCCGTATGAGGTTGAGACAGACAAGGAAGCAGCTAAAATCGGGGCAATGATCTGTGGTAAGCGTAGCGGAGCTGTATCTATTGATTGCGATGATCAGGAAACCTATGAGATTTTTAAAGAGCTTGATCCTTCTTATGATTTTGTTTTTGTTAGTGCGGGTAAAAAAACTGGTGGTGCGTCAATAATCTATAGGATGCCCGCTGATTGGCAATCGTTATCTGACTTCAGAATTCACAACGATTCATTTCAATTGGATTTTATATCTAATGACAATCTCCAATTTTTACCTACTGATGCTAACAGAACCAAAGTTACTTGGACAGCGGAGACTCTTAAGGAGTTACCAAAGCTCAGGGAACCCCCAAAATCAATAATTAATCTAATAACTAATTTTTCTGAACTACACCGAAAAACTACCTCAGCATACAATGAAGAAGGGAGGATAACACAAGGAACTGTTGAAAGTCACTATAGGTTCTTAGCTCCTTTTATTCAATCATTCATAAAAACAGATAAATTTTCCAACGAATTGTTTAGAATATTAACTCCAAAAAAGGGAGGATTTAGAGAGTTACCTCAGTACGTTGACACTGCAACCTTGCATCCAGATAATATCCCTGAAGGTATGGGGAATGCTTATTTATCAAGTGTGGCTGGTGTTCTGGTTAACGACGAATCTGTTAGCCCGGCACTATTCAAAGAATTCATGCACAAGATAAATAATATGTGGTCCAGACCTAAGCCAGCAGAGGAAATAGAGGCATTAGTTAAATATGAGCTGGGTAGAGATAAGTGGAAATATAATAAAGACTGGAAAGAGAAAATAAATGTTGTTCTGACTGAATACGGAACTATGATTACAGTCTTCTATGATCCACTGACTAGGATATACTATGCTTTGGATGATAAGCTGGGCATGTCTACTTTTGATAATATTGATGCTCTGCCAAGACATCTAAATTCTGTTGTTCTCGGTGATAGAAGGTATAAAACGAGTGAGATATATAGTTATCTGGATCAAAAGAAAACTGTATTCACTCCACTTGAATCTTTTGGGGAGTTACCTCCTGAACAGGGTAGTCCTCTGAAACGGCACAACATGTTTTGCAGGCCAAAAACTTATGACATCTTGCTTAACCCTGAAAAGTTTAGACTGGAGTATCAAAAGCGAGTACCTGAAACCACCATTGCTTTCTTTGAACATTTAATTCCAGACATTGTTACAAGAGATTATGTTTTACGGTTTGTACTAACTAAGCTAAAAACATTGTGGTTTAGTGAAGTCATTCTTTATTTTCTGGGTATGACTGGTGCTGGTAAAAACTTATTTGTTGACTGGCTTGCCAAGTTTACAGAAAATACAGCTGAACTAACTAAGAACGATGATTTTAGAATGGTTATCGAAGTTGATCTTGAAAATTTTCTAAGCAAATACAATCTCTGGATTATAAATGCTTTGTTTGCTAACTTAGATGAATATGGAGAAAAAACTAGGTCTTCACAAGAAGATAAGCAAGTGTTAGCTCAGTTAAAAAGCTATACTGGTAAAGAGATAATTCAGCTCAGGTCAATGCATAGAAATCCTACGTCAGCATATCATAGATGCACATTCATATTAACTGCTAATGAAAATAAGCTGTCTCCTGATTTAGAGGATAGGCGATTAGTGTTAATAGAAACACCTGAGAAGCTGGCAGACGCAGAATTCGTGAAAAACTTTGCTAGTAAGAGTGATGCAATTCAACAGTTATTTGCTGAGCAGGATGCATGGGCTTATTACTGGGCTACTACGTATAAGCAACTGAGTATGGATGAGTACAGAACACCGCCACAAAGTGAATTTAAACGCAGGCTAATACTAAAACATTTACCACCATCAAAATATATTGCTGCTTTAATTAAGAATAACGATGTAGAAAATCTGGTTAATCTTTTCGATTCAAATGGCTTGCTTCAGGAGTTACTTGAAGAAGGAAAGTTTGGGGTAATATCTAAGAGTTTGCTTATCAATGTGTTTGATGTAATGACTGACGGGACAGGAGCAAGAAAAGCAATGCTTGATAATTCATTACGTGACTTTAACTTAGTTCCGTCAAAGATAAGAATGAAAAGTAAAGTCACATATGGGTTCCATATCATCGGCTTGGCTAAGTGGGCTAATGGTGTGATAATGAGTGAATCTGGAGACTTATTAGCAGAGGAGGATGACGAATGAAATGGATTTGTAGTACATGTTCTGAACTTGAGCCTTGCATATTAGAGGTTGTAAACCCTTTTGATGATGAGGTTCCAACTGATTGCCCTTTTATTTCCAGAGGTATATCAGCTGCTTGTGTATGGGTACAGATCAAAGAGAAGAAAAAGAAAATTGATGTAGAGGCACTATTCAGAGGAGATTAAAAATGGCGACTATAACAAAATTAAACTATGGTGAAGAAACATCAGTGAGGGTTGCTGATTATCAGTATTATAAACCCAGACTTGAAATAACAGTCTCATTTGATGAAACAGAAGATTTTGATACTGTGCTGGAGGACACAAAGAATATTGTGCGATCTCGTCTTGATAAAATCGAGAGAGAAATATATAAACGGGAAAGAGAAAAGAAAGGAGGGAAATGACAGAAGAAACGATAGCGCAACTAATCAAATTATGTGTCTGTTTAATCGGTGGAGCTTTCATTTTTTACATCATATATTTTAATTCAGGGGACTAATGGCAGAGAAAAAGCAAAAGTGGGACACTATAATAGTGCATTGCAGTGATAGTATTTGGGGATCAGCTGGTGAAATCAGACGTTGGCATGTCGATAATAATGGCTGGTCTGACATTGGCTATCATTTTGTTATTCTGAATGGGATGGTAAGGCCAAACTTCTATATCCCATTGCTTCAAGGATCAATTGAAGTGGGTAGAGTGTTAGATGGTGATCCATTTGTGGATGAAGAAGAAATTGGTGCTCATGCTCTAGGATATAACAATAAGTCAATAGGCATTTGCTTGATTGGTACTAGCTATTTTTCTCAAATGCAGATTAACAGTTTACAACTGCTGATTAACTATTTACAGCAACGATTCAGCATATTGACCAGCAGAGTATTTGGTCATTATGAGGTAACAGAAGGGAAAACCTGCCCCAACATAAAAATGGATGTTTTCAGAAATATGCTCGATCCGGTTGGGTTGCTTAAAGAAAAGGCTTGACAAAAAGATTTTGTTGTGTTATTATGAAACCTGTTTCAAATTGTTTTTTCTAGCATAATTCTAATTTTATTCTGAGGATAAAATGGCTAAATCTACGACAGCAACAAAAGTTATCTCACCTTATGGTGAGTTGATGCACGTGTTTATTTCCGGTGAAGGTCGTGAAGATCTGAATGGCAACCCAAGGTATTCGGCTTGTATTCGGCTTCATGAAGATAGCAAGGAGTTGAAGGAATTCCAAGAGAAAATCGATGAATTTTGGGAAGAGCACAAACCTGCCAAGATCGCTAACTACAAATCTTGTGGCATCAAACGTGAAACTGTGCCTAATCCAGATGATCCTGAAACTCGGAAAGACACAGAAAACTATCTGATCCAGTTCTGGACCAGCACCACTTTTCCAGATGGCTCCAAAAAGGTTATCGATATCTATAATGCAAAAGGTAAAAAAGTTACAAGCCAGATGCAAGACAAGTTTATCGGTAATGGGAGTATGGGTTGGTTGTCTGGTGCTATGGACATTTACCAAGCAAACAAGAAAGAGGCTGGTGTTACTCTTTATCTTAATGCTGTACAGTTGAAAAAGTTTGTTGAATACACTGGCTCAGCATTGCTTGCTACTCCTGAAGATATTGAGGATGATGATTTTCTTGGCCTTGATACGGATACTGATGTTGAATTAGGTGAATCTAAACTAGGTATCTAACACTAAGTAGCCTTACTTCGGTAGGGCTATTGCAGCTGTGATGGAACTGGTATACATAAGAGACTTAAAATCTCTCGTCGAATAGACATAAGGGTTCGACTCCCTTCAGCTGCACCACTCCTAAAATAAGTATTTATATACCCTATTAATGGAGTCCAATGAACCCTACATACAAGATTACTTCTTTAAGAGAAGTGATTAAGCAAGTCAATCCCTCTCAACCACTTTTTGTTGATACTGAAACTGATGGGCTCTATGGCCCTGTTAAAACTGTTCAGTTTATGCAGCAAGGTTGGGAATCTACTGCAATAGTCCTTGATCCAAGTCTACCTACTCTGATGGTCGTTCTTGACATGACTACTGTAATTTTTCAGAACGGTAGCTATGACATTTCCACTATTCAGAGACAAAGCAAAACCAGATACATTCCAAAATCTTTTGAAGACTTATTTTTACTTGGCAGGTTATTTTACTATGCTGAGGAAAGTCACAGCTTAGATAATCTTATTCTGTGCTCAATAGGTTTCGATCCTTATGCTGGTCAAGGTATAGATAAGAAAGAGATGCAGAAATTTAACTGGAGTAAAGCAACTGCTGCTGATATATCTAGTCTGTGCCAATATGGTGCTACTGATGTATTCTATATGCCAGCTGTGTATGAAACAGTAAAACATCATGAGCTTGATGATAACTATAAGCTGGATATGCTTGCTTTACGTCATGCCCTTGATTTTCAGAATAATGGAATGCCGGTTTTGGAGGTAGATCGAAAGATAATGGAGATGGAGCTACAGAATGAAGTAAATGAAATGAACATGCCGATTAATGTCAACAGCTACATACAGGTTCCTGAGTATCTTGGTACAGAGAATAGCAAAGACCTTACTTTAGCTATTGCAGAATTGAATGGCATGAAAGAAGCTGGCAGAGTACGTAAAGCAAAGAAGTTGCTTAAACGCATTAGTTATCTGAACAAATGCAAAACAGAAGATGAACGTATCTATGGTGTATTTTCTCCTTCTGCTAGGTCAGGGAGATTTACCTGTTCAAAGGATAACCTTCAACAGTTACCACATGAGATCCAAAGCATATTCGGCTATACTCCAAAGGATAAAAAGCTGATAACTTACTCAGACTTTTCTCAGCTTGAGTTACGTGATTTGTGCGCTGTAATTGGTGAACGAACAATGGAAGCTCTTTATCGGGAAGGTAAGGATTTACATGTTTACGCAAGGGAAAACATACCCGGTCTTAAAGATAGAGAGGATGGTAGGCAGATAGGCAAAACCTGTAACTTCTTGCTTTTATACTATGGGTCAGCACAGATTCTTTCTGATGAATTAGCATCTTCAGCTGGTATACGGTTTCACCTAGACGAAAGGTTAAATATCATCAAGGTAAATGAAATCAGGAATAACTGGAGGAATCTGTACCCGGACATGAAAAATTGGCAAGATAATGGTGTTAAAGCATGGAAAAAAGGCAGGCCAAATAAAACACCATTGGGTAGAAGATTTGTTGGCAAAAGAATGACTGACCATCTCAACATTGAAATCCAAGGTTCTAGTGCTGATGTTGCCAAACTTGCTTTACACTATATTTGTTCTGGTCTTCCCAGTATTGATCCTGAATGTAGGCTGATTAATTTTCAGCATGATAGTTATATGATTGAGCATCCAGATGATAAGAAGATAATAAATAAAGTTCAAGCATTAGTTGGTGAGTCAATGCAAGAGTCATGGAAAGTAAATAGTAAATTGTTCCGCATACATGATCTTCCCATGCCTGTAAAAGTATACACTGGATATAAGTGGGGAGGGATTGAGAAAAATCATATATCTAAAATGGAATTTGAATAAGGAGTTAGTATGAATAAGAATAAAGATAGTGCTTTTAAAAAGCAAGTTGGTGGCGATCATTACAAAGGTTTTGCTATTCAACCATATGAATTCTTTTATGTGAACAACATACCTTTTCATAAAGCTGATATAATAAAAAGAATTCTCAGGTATGATAAGCCAACTGGTAAGGGTATTGAAGATTTGGAAAAGATTATTCATGAATGTGAACTATTAAAAGAATTATTTCAGTAATAACTATAGTAGTTGATATTTTTGCTTTAGGTCGAAAAATGCGTGTTGCGAGGTGGCCGGAGGATTCAATTTTAAAGGGTGGTCCTTGGTTCAGCATGGACAAAATATTTTTCAATCCTAAGGCCACCTTGCAACGATTTCCAGGCACAAAGCCAACCAAATGTTGATGAAAAATCAATAAAAACAAAGGGTTACAATGGAAGAAACACAACCTGCAACCGTAAAAAGCAAGCCCGACGGAATTGATACATTAGCTGTTGATGCAGATATTATAGCTTATATCTGTAGTGCTTTGAATGAGGAACTTACAGAACCAGATACTTTTGAATCTATAGACGAATTTATTTATCAGTTATCAAGAGATACTGAAGTTACTAAAATGTGTTTATTTATGTCTCCTGCTAAAAACTTCAGGTATGATGTAGCAAAGACAAGACCATATAAAGAAACAAGACATAAATGCGCTTACTGGATAGATAATAAATGCCACGTACATACAGATTGCAAATGGTACCCAACTTTCTTTGGCAATAAATGCCCTGATTACTATAGCAAATCCCCAAGACCAAAACATATTGAGTCCGCAAAAGCATATATCAGAGAGATTTATGATGCGGTTATCCTACCAGCTTATGAAGCAGATGATTGTATTGCTTCATACATAACTTCTTATAAAAATGCTGCCCATGCTGGAAGAGATAAAGACATAAGACAGGTAGAAGGTTGGCACTATGAATTTATTAAGAAGGTATGGGAATATACTTCTAGTGATGAATCCATCCTAAAAATATACCGGCAAATATGTACTGGGGATAGTACAGATTCTATACCCGGCATACCTGGAGTAGGAGCTAAAAAAGCAGAGCAAGCTATATGGAATCCCAAAACAGCAAAGCAAGACATGGAAATTCTATACTATAAGAACTCAGTTAAAATAGCAGCTTTGCTTGGTGGAGTAGCAACCCAAACGGATATTCAAGAATATATAGCAGAGCAAACCAAGTTAGTTACTCTAGTTACAAAACTGAAGATTCCCTATGATAGGTATGTAGTAATTAACCCTCCTCCTCTTTTTGAGGATAAGTATGAAAGCGGGGATTTCATTGGTCTTGCTTCAGAGACTATATTTTCAAATCTTTCAACTAAATAAGAGGATAAAAATGGAAGCAAATATATTTTGGCTTAAATTGTGGAAACTTGTTGCTATAACATTCTGTGTATCGACTATATTTTTTACTAGCTGTGCTGAGTATGAGCTATACCTAATAAAATCAGCAGCAGAAAAAGGAGTTGACCCCATTGCTTTACGCTGTGCATTTGGCTCTAGAACAAATGATATATGTGCAATGTATTTTGCCTCAAAGAAATAAAATAGGCATTCAACTTTGTGAAGTTTATTTGCAATTTGATGAGCTTAAGGATCATAGAGGCTAAAAACAAACGGAGTAATAAGCCAATGGCTCTTTGCGAAAACTGTAATGGTTATGGTTACATTAAAAGAAAAAACCAAGGATACAATAAATCCTCGGTTAAAAAATGTCCTGTTTGTAATGGGTTTGGTAGTTTAAATACAAATAATAAAAAAGAGGTAAAAATGTGTGAAGAAATAAACATTGAGAGAATTACAGTACATAGTGATATTTCCTATGCGGTTGACATTCGATTTGAAGATTCTGGGAAAGGCGCTCGAATCTTCATCCGCAAAGCTGCTCTACTGGCTTTACTTACAGTAGCAGAAAATGAGTACGCAGAAGAGCAGG